GACAGGATTTCGGCTTTCAGTGTTACGCAGATCGCACTTGCCGTAAGCTGGGCGATAGACGCGATCAAGCGGCACTGTGGCCTGAATCTCGAAGCGGCTGATTACCGCAAGTGGTTGACCAGTGAAGGCAAGCCGTATCTGTGGCTGCCTGAGTATCCGATTATAAACGTGCGCCGGGTGCATGTAGAGACTGGCTATGCTATCTCCTTAACCAATGCGGCTACGGGCATGGTGGCTGCATCCGTGATAGTCGCAGACAGCCAGTTGATTCTAACGATCGTTGGCGGTGTACTAGCCGGGACTGAGATACGCAACCTCTCAGAATTCACCACGATGCAAAGATTAGTGGACGCGATAAACGCGCTTGGCACGGGCTGGACGGCTGCTCTCGAAAATGAGGGCGAGCCGCAAGACATACGGCCAATCGTGCAGGCTATCCAGGATTCGGATACGACAGCCTATCTGCTCCAGCCTGCGGGTGAGTGCGAAGTGGTTATCCCGGATGTTCGACATGGCTCACTCTACTATGCCGGGAACTGGCCGCTTGGCGTCAATGCCGTATTCGTCAACTGGCGGGCGGGTTATGAGAGTATCCCTGCCGACCTGAGCAGCATAGCGACAAGACTGGCTGCGGACTTCCTGCTCACTCTCGACCGGGACAGCGGGATCCAATCTGAGCGGATCGGGAACTATTCGTATACCCTGGCGGCTGGCGGGCAGAATGCTATCAAGAACTATCTCAGCGAACTCCTGCCGTACAGGAGGCTGAACGTATGAGTTTTGCGGGGCTGTTGAATACGACGGCGAAGGTGATCCGGTTCACGACCTCCCAGGGCACGATGGGCGGCGCGAAGGAGACTCCAACAACAATCATCAATAGCCTGCCCTGTCGAATAGAGGCGCTGTCTGGGACCGAGCGGAGTATGCGCGGTTCGACCGGCGTGTACGTCACGCACCGGATGTTCTGCCTGCCGCCTGCCGATGTTGAGATTGCCGAATCTGACGAGATCGAGATCGGCAGCACGCGGTACGAGATTATGTTTGTAGATAACCTCCAGGGACATCATCTGGAGATCGAACTAGCGGAGCGGAGGCATGAGGGTTAATGGCGGTAGTATGGCACGGCGAAAAGGTTATGGCTCAGATTCACGCACGCGCCGAAGCGAAGATGGACGCGAGCGCTGAGATGCTTGTCAAGCGCGTCAAGGATTCCTTCCGGGAGCCGAAATCTGGGAGAGAAGCACCAGCCGGGAAGAAGCGCATTAGGGGTTTTATAACCCGGCGATCCGCTCCCGGAGAGCCGCCTGCTGTGCAATATGGGCACTTGCTGCGGAGTATCGTTTGGGAGAACATCGGGCAGCTGGCGCGGCGGGTTGGAACCAACATAGAGTATGGGCTTGGACTGGAGTTAGGCAAACGGAACATGGCCGCCCGCCCGTTCCTGCGGCCTGCGTTCGATCAATGCAAGGAGCGGATTCGTGCGCTCTGGAGTAGGCCATAATGGAGAAGCTATTCGAGGCGCTGGTCACCCGCTACAATGCCTGCGCGATTGCAGGTTCGACTAACGGGTTCTGGGCGCACCCTGCGCCGGAGAAGAAGGCGCGGCCATACGTGACATGGCTGGCAGTCTCGAACGCGCCGGGCGAGACTTCGGATAGCTGGGAGGAACGTCCGCTAATCCAACTCAGTGTGTTCTCGGCAGATGAGGAGCCGAATGAGGTTATACAACTATTCGGACTGCTTAAGGCCGCGTTCGATAAGGCGCGGTTCACCGTAGACGGCATGGATTTGGTTTACATGCGCCGGGAAGCAGACCGTGGGCCGTTGGCGGACCCGGACGGCGGCTGGATGTATAGCGGGGATTGGCGGATTATGGTGGCTAAAGCCAAGTAGTTACAATCGAATCACAGCGGCTTCAAAGGGCCTTCGGTCTTACGGATCGAGGGCCTTATTACTGATAGGCAAGAGAGGTGAAAAGTTATGGGCGAAATAAATGGAATCGAAGGCGAGGTTTGGATTTGTACGGCTGGCGGCGCGAAGGCCAAATTGCTCCGAGTCGCAAGCTGGTCACTCAATCAGGAATGCGACGAGCTTGACAAAACCTCTACGGACAGCGCGGGTAACAAAGGCTATTTGCCTGGCATGAAGGAGTCCACTATTGACGTTAAAGCGCGATGGGAGACTACGGAAGGCAAGGTAGTTGGCGCACCGCCTGTATTAGATGCTGGCGCGTTGGTAGACTTCTCGCTCTACGTAGACAAAGCGAACTATCCCAACCTTGAATGGTCGGGCACCGGATTCGTCAAAAGCGGGCCGAAGCTGGCGATGGATTACGCAGGCGGCGAAGCATTTACCTATGAGTTCACGATTCGCGTTGACGGTGATCTGACCGTACCGGCAAGCCATTGATGGTGAGCATAAACAATAGAAGGGAGGCCAAATATGTCTGATTTGCCGGAAGTATTAGCCTCAGAGATCGCTTATACGATCGGCGATAGGGAGTTCCGGTTCGCACGGTTGACCGCGAAGGAGCTTGCTGCGTTCGAGCAGTGGGTGCGAAAAGAAGCGGGCAAGACGGCTATCGAGATTGTCCGTGAGGCCGCGCCTAGCGAGAGTCCGAGCATCGTAAGCGCTGTTATGAGTTACATTACGATGGGCACGAGCGGCGGCATGATGAAGGATTATACGGAGTCCATCGGCGGGATCGTGCAGTTACTCTATCTCTCCGCGAGTAAGGCCGATCCAGAGATTACCTATGATGAGATCGCCGAGCGGATTGATATGAGTAACCTGGTTGAAGTGCGAGTCCTCGCGGATGCTTTGGCATCTGGCGGGCCGATTGGTGGGGAGGGCAAGAGACGCCCCCCGGCCTCGAAGGGAAAAGCTGGGCGGCCATAATCCACCAGCTCTGCGAGGCATACGGCTACACGCCCGCGCAGGTGGGCGACATGACGCTCTATCAAATCTATATGCTCTGCGCCGAGCCGCAGGTATTGGATCGAGAATATCAGAAGCGGTCGGCGTCGACAGAGATCAAGGCTAAAGTCGAGCGGCTGAGAAGGATAGCGGCTGAGGCCGGCCTGATTTTAGACGAATGAGGATCGGTAATGGAACTGGCTGAGGCATGGGTTGAGATAAAGGGCCGGGATACCGGACTGAGCGCGGCGTTCGGGAAGGCGCATACCGATGCTGCGGCGGCTACCGCTAAGATCGAGGCGCGGGTCAAGCAGATGTACGACCGGATCGGCGCGGCTGGCAAGCGCATGACGATGCTGATTAGCTTACCGATTGTCGCGGCGGCAGGGCTGGCGGTCAAAGCATACATGGAGCAGGAGAAGGCCGATAGACTCCTCCAAGCGGCACTCCAGAAGACCGGCAGCTTCACGCAGACTGATTTCAAGCGGTTCCAGGAGCTTGCCTCTCAGTTGCAAAAAACCACCATTTACGGAGATGAGTTGACTCTCTCTACAATGGCCTATGGTCATAATCTGGGTATTGCCAGTGGGAAGTTGGAGGAAGCCACTCGCGCAGCGATGGGCCTGGCGGCCAAATACCGAATTGACCTGCAAAGCGCAATGAAGTTGATAGGCCGTGCTTCACAAGGTCAAACTCAAATGCTTGCTCGCTATGGGATTGTACTGGATGAGAGCCTATCTCCACAGGAGAAGTTCAACAAGCTCCTGGAGATTGGAGCAGGCAGCTTCGGTCTAGCAGAAGCCGAAGGCAAGACGCTGACAGGCCGGTTGCAGATACTCAAAAACCAGGCCGGCGAACTCATGGAGAAGTTCGGAGCAGTCATGGTGCCTGGGCTGGAGGCGGTAGTCGAGAAGCTGAAGAAGGTTATAGATTGGCTCGATAAACTCCCTCCGAGCACGAAGAAGAATATAATCGTAGTAGCCGCGTTCGTAGCCGCCTTGGGGCCGCTCCTGTGGCTTATTGCACAGGCCCATGTTGGAATTATTGCGCTAGTTGCTGCGGTCAAGGCTCTCGGTGTTGCGCTTGCGTTCCTGGCCGCAAATCCTATCGGAATAGTCATCACCGTGGTCGGCCTGCTGGTGGTTGGCATCACTGCTCTAATCCTCAAACTCAAAGGCAACAAGAAGCTGGCAGAGGAGCTTAAGGGTACGAATGTCGAGCTTGCTAAATCCTATGAGGGCCTGGCCGCGCAAGTGAAGGCTTGTGCAAACGAGGAGGAACGCAGGGAACTTTTGAAGGCAGAGGCAGGGCGAGGTCAAAAACTCCTACAGCAGATACAGAAGAACCAAGAGCAGATGAAGCTCCTCGAAGAAACCCTTAGCGGCAAGCAGAAGATGAGGAGGAATCAACTCGGCTGGAGTGCGGGTACTGCGGGTGCGGAACTGAGCAAACTCCGCGCCGAAACTGCAAAGCTCGAAACTCAATATGCCGAATCCACGAAGCGGCGACACCTGATAGTACACGCGCCGATAGCTCCACAGGCGGCGGCAGCCGAGGCAGCAGCCGAAGATGTAGAAGCGGCGGCAAAGTTGCGTTGGGATATTCTGCATCGGAACGCAGGCAAACTCCAGCAACTCGATATGGAGCACAAGCAAGCCTTAAAGGATGCTGAGGGTAGAAGCCTGGATTACCTTGCCGCTATCAATGAGGATTTCGCTGACAGGAAGAAGAAGCTGCTTGCCGAGATCGCCAAAGATGAGGTGGATAAGGCACGAGAGGTTTACAGTGCCAGGGTTGCGCTCTATGAGGCTGAGGTTGCAGCATACGGTCAAGCCTGGGCGTCTAAGCTCAGAATGGCAGGCCAGGAAGCCGACGCCGAGAAGGTACTAGCACGTTCGACATTCGAGGCAAAGGCGCGGGAGCTTATGCGCGAGTTCCTGGCCGGTAAGGATGTAAGGATGCAGATGTACGCATCTTATCTGGAATATATCGAAGCCTGCCGTGGAGTGGATAAGCGCGAAGCCGACAGGCGGGCCGGGATTATGCAATCCGAGAAGCAGGCATGGCGGGACCTGGGAGTTGTTCAATTGGAGGAAGCCGGCAAGGCCGCCGATGCTCAGAAGCTCGAAGCCCGGAACGCCCTCTATGAGCAAATTGACAACCTCCGCAAGCTCCAGGCTGCCGGCGAGGATACCCGGCAGCGCGAACTCCTGGCCTGGGCGCAGTTCTACCAAAAATGTGGGCAGATAGACACCCAGCAGCGAGAGGCCAGCTTGACGAAGCAGGCCGGGGTGCTGGAGAAGACCCAGGCGCTCTTTGAAAAATACTCGCTTGAACTGACTCGGATTACTCAGGGTAGGACTGCCGCCGAACTCTTAGAGATAGATCGGGAAGCCGACAAAGAAGCTGCCTGGATCCAAGAGAACGTGAAGAATCAGCAGCAGCAGGCCGACCTCCTTCAAGCCCTGGCTGTTGTAACTGCCGATAAGAAGCAGGCTATCGCCGACCAGGAGATGCGAACGGCGGAGGAACTGAGCCGCAGGCGGCGCGAGGAGGAGCGGGCGAAGGTAGGGTTTATTAGCCCGACAAAAGTGTGGGAGGCCGCCACAATCGCAGGGATGCAGAGGCGTTACATGGAGCCGCCGGAGATGCAGACTCAGAGGCCGTATATGGGACCGCCGGAGATGCAGGCACGTCCGCCGACAGGCTTGGAGGCCGCAGGCGGTGTCTTGCCGAATCTAGGGAAGTATTTGGACGACTCTATGAGCGCTCTCACGGCGATCCGGCAAATGCTGGAAAAACTGAACCCGGCGTACTAACTCTAGAACGGCCACAGGACGCGCTGTGTGGCCTCCTAGACGGCCTCTACTCCATGTGACGAGTAATCCACTATGAGCATTATCAAGGAACTGGCAGACGGCTACGAAGGCATGATGGAGGTCGAGGAACCGCGTGCCGCGATCGGCAAGCGAATCCTCATCACCGACTGGGCGACCCGGAAGACCGACGCGCCCGAACAAAACTCCGAGTTCCCCGGCAACGCGGCTCTCAAACTCACGCGGCGCAGCTTCTATGGCTACGGGCTTACCGGCACCGGCTTCCCAGCCGATTATCAATACGCGAAGGTGATTCTGGAGTATACGAACACCGCCCTTGAATCGGACGGCGAGAGCATAGCGTCCAGCGAATTCAGCGCAGAGGTTCTAGGCTTCGGCGGCGGCATCTGGGAGACTGACGGCCTGCCCTGCGATTCGCCGAATACGGTATTCTTCGGGCTGGAGGAGCTTTGCATAGAGCGGGCGACTACGGTGATACCCGAAGAAGCTATCCGCGCCTGCATGAACAAGATCAACAAATACGCCTGGACACCGCCTGGCCGGATCGTGCCGTGCGAACCGGAGACATTACTATTCCTGGGTTGCTCCTCCCGGACGCAGTTCGACGCTATAACGGGTATCCGTCACTATCTCACCTATAAGTTCCAAAGGCGGCAGGTATCGTGGAATTGGTTCATACGTTCCGATACCGGCCTCTGGGATAAACGGATCCCCTGGGCCTATATGCTCGAAGATTTTCACCACTTGGGGTTAGGCTGATGCAGATACCGAAGCGTATGACAAGCGGAGTCGTGACCGCCGCTCAGTATAACGAGCTTCTCGACTTCTGCAAAAGCCTGCTCCTGGGTGTCGGACCTGGCCTGGAGATGAAGCAGGCGGGCGGGCGGCAGTTGTTGGCAGTGGATCCCGGACTGGGAAACGGCGATCCCTCTGCTCCACGTGAAGAGCTTGACTTCACGCAGGGTACTCTGGATGCAGATGATTGGGCGATAAATGATGTTGATACCGATGGGCGCAAGGTGGGAGTCGAATTCCAATTCTTCACGGATCACCAGCTTGATACCGAAACTGGGCAACTCAAAGCCCGCACTCGAACTGCGAAGTTTGATCCAGGAGGTAGACTTGTGGGAGTCTCAGGGGAAGGTGGTTTGGTAGTAGTCGCTGAACCGGTTGATGCAGTGACGGTCACGGAAGTTTCCTATAACACTACCACAGGTGTTCTCTCAAAGAAGAAGCGAACGAATAAGGTTATCGGTAAACTCGGTGACGAAGCTGAGACTACTATTGATACTGCTGAGGCATGTCCATAATGGGCCATTTGCAACGGAGTGCAGCAACAGGACATCTCTTGAAAGTTCCAACAAGCGGCCATCTCGCAGATCAATGTGAGGATTGTTGTGGTAAAACAAGCGTGTTCCGCACAAATCTAGTCATAACGGATTGCACGGACGTAATTTGTGTAAGAGATTACAGTATATTTGACTTAACCTATGAAAAGGAAACTTCTGATTTTCAGAGGTGGTGGACACATTGGATCGAAGCAGAGGAAGACAGGGCGCTTAAGATGATCTTGTCGTGTGCTCGCTCAGCGACAAGATGGGGCTTTTGGTTACAAGTCTGGCAACTCTTTGATGGAGAATGGTTTCTAATGCGCACTGGATGTTGGAAGGGGGACGGGCCGAGGACTTGGAACTTCGATTGTGAAGGCACTAATGTTTTTACTAGAACTTTATATTGTCCAGAGGCACCGTTGAATATCTTGATTAGTCGAGTATAAAAAATGAGTTGTACCAATCACAAAATGCGTATCTTTCTCATAGCCACGAAGTGTGACGAATGCCAAGAAATCATACAATATGATATACCTGATCCTCTTTCAAGGTTCGCCGAGTTGCTAAAATATATCTATCAGGGCAAGCTACCCTTGAACTTTGCTCTGATGGAAAAACAATTGACAAAAGAGCAACGCAGAGTCTTGAAAGAGATCAGGCCATGTTTGCACCCGGAATCACGTCGAGAGCGTACAAATTGTCCTTCCGGCGGCGAAGGTGAGCGGTGCCTGGATTGTGGGCGGCTGTTCCGCAACCCGGCCTGGTGGGTGCTCGAACATAAGACAGATACCGAGGTGAATGACGATGGCGCTTAGAGCGGCGACAACATTCTTCTGGAGGGGCACGGTAGATACCGTGTTCACGAAGCACACGAACTGGGTTATCACAGGCGGCGGTGCGCCGGATGCTGACGACTATCCCGGCTGGGACAACTCCGAAGGCGGTGGTAGCAATGTCAACGGCGACAGTATCATCTATGACCTGGCCGTCACGAACGCCTGCGCGGGCGCGGACAACTCCGCGAAGGGCATGATAGCGGCCTTGAAGGTCTACCCGGCCTACGACAAGGCGCTGGCGTCCTCCGGCGCATACCTGATCCTAAACATGACGGCTGCCGGTGAGGTGATTATCCAGGGCACGGCGGCAGGCGACATATTCCTCAAAGGCGGCGGCGCAAACGGACTGAAGAAGGTCATCAGCCTCGATACCAAGACGACTGGCACGGCCTCCAGGCTTTATCTTGACGGTACGCTGGGCACTGTGGAGCTATTCAAGTGCCTCTCTACGATCAAGGCCACGGCGGTTATCGGGACGGCGCTGACCATCGGCTACCTGACCGGCAAATATACCGACGTGAACCTGACAATCGAAGTTGGGGCGACGCTGCCTGCGACTGTCAACGCAAACGGCGGCACGGTAGTAAACAGCAACGCCGTAACCGCGCTGAACCATTCGGAGGGCACTTGGACACAGGCGGCAGGAGCCGTCACGACGTTGCGGAACGAGGGCGGAGAATTCAAGTGGAACGCCGGGAACATCACGACGGCCTACATCATGGACGGCTCACTGAACGCAAGCGGCGCTCAGGGTGCGCGAACCTGTACCGACTGCTATTTGTATGAGGCGGGCGAAGTGAACTTGAACACGGGTGCGGCAGATGTGACGATCCTGATACATTCAATGTGTGACGAGCCGAATATCCTTGTCACACCCGGCCAGATATTTGGGATACCATAATGAGGAGCGAGACTATGAACGGACTAAAGGGACTCCTGATTTCAGGAGCTACATGGCTTGGCGCAATACTCCTAGCGGCGCTTGGTGGCTGGGATGCTATTCTATACTTCCTGTTCACGGCAATACTCTTGGATTACGCGGCGGGTACAATCGCACGAGCAATCAAGCGTGAACCGTTCAGGTGGGAGAGAAGTTACGTCGGCTTGCTCAAAAAGCTGGCCTACTTCATAGCGATTGCAACAGCGGTGTTGGTAGAGAAGTTCCTGCGCGTTCATGGGATCGAGACACACGAGCTCCTGAGAACACTCACGATTACCGTGCTGATGGCAACCGAAGTCCATTCGATCTACGGCCACCTGCGGGTTTGCGGCCTCGACTTACCGGCATCCATCACGGATGCGATTGACCAGGTTAGGAGGAAAAAGGAATGAAAGAGGCGCGAGTGACAATCAAGTTCGGCGAGTTCGAGATCAGCGAGGCCGTCTGTTACCACGACGAGCAGGAGGAAAAGGTGCTGATGGACTTGGCCTATAAGCGCATCAAAGCGGAGGTCAAGAAGCAGCGCGGGAGCTTCGCAGCCATGCTCGTGCCGAAAGGTAAGGCATTGATGCAGGAGATCGTCAGGCCGTTTGCGCGGGTTAATGACAGTCTCGACCGCAAAGACCCGCTCCCCTACAACTGGCAGCAGTTCAAGGCATGGGCCGTCGGACGCGGGTTCCTTTCAATCAAGGAGATCAGCAATGTCAGTGGAACGAGTGGAGCCACAGGAACTCCTTAGCTTCGCACGGAAGTTCCTTGGGGTGCCTTACAAGATGGGTGCGAAGGCCAAGCTCTATGCAAAGCCACAGGGCGGTTATTGCTACCAAGTGTGGAACGTCGGCGGTGAGGAACGGCTGGTGAGCAAAGTAAGCCAAATTGACTGCTCTGGGTTGGCCTATCTGGTCTTTCGTGCGAAGGGAATTGACCTGCCGCACGGCAGTTACTTCCAGGTACGCTCACGGTATACGCGGGAATGTTTCCCTAAGGAGGCGCTGGCAACACCCGGCGCACTTCTGTTCGTCTACGACAAGGCTAAAGGCCGCGTCTCGCATGTCGTCATGTCGAACGGCAAAGGCGGCGTGATTGAGGCAAACGGTTATTATAAGAAGGTGATCGAGCGCAGGGCCAAGCCAAGCAGTTATGCCATTGCTCGGCTGGTCGAAGGCGTACACTTTGGTAAGAGGAGGTGACAACATGAAAACGCTACTTGTAGTTCTAATGGTATTTGCCATGCTCGCGGCGGCGGTACTGGCGGCGAATGCACTCTCAATCCCTGATCCAGATTCGGTGCAGTTGATCTACGTCAAGAACACACATACCGGTAATTCGGATGCTGGCGGCGCTTTGAGTTGGCAGGTTGGCAGCCATCACAATGTCAAGTTCGAGCTTGATGTGGTCTTGCCTTCCGACCTCAAC